TCTGCGCCTTTGCCACGCGGTTCAGTCCGTCGGCAAGGTCGTTTGCTATGCCTGCCGCCTGCGCGGCCGCTGCGTTGTTCTGCTGAATGTCTGGCGTGCTGTCAGCGAACGCCCTGCCCATTGCCACTACCGCAACGCCTGCGGCCGCCAGCCCGGTGATTGTCTTTGCAATTCCCGCCGGACCGGTCAACGCATTCAAGAATACTTGCGCCGCCGCCTGTGCCTTTGTTGCTGCCGTCCACGCTTTCATGACGACAAGGAACGCCGCCACGCCTGCGGCTAGTGTCGCCATGACTTGGATACCGCTTTGACTCCCTGCAATTAGATCTGCAAATGTATTGGTTGCGGCCGTAATCGCTGGCGCAAACACGTTCGCAAATTGCACGGCGGCACCTGTTGCGGCACGCTGCACGTTGTCGATTGCGTCAGTTAATGCCGCCGCGTTGTTTGCCGCATCCGTTGACATAACCGCGCCGAGGTCGTCGGCTTGCTGTGCCAACTCCGCAATGCCAGCGGCTCCCATGTCGAGCATTGGCAGCAATTCAGTGCCACCGCGCCCGAATACTTTCTGTGCGGCTGCGGCTCGCTCTAGTGGGTCTTCGATTCCGCTGATTGCGTCAGCTAATTTCGCAAACATCTGTTCTGGATTCAGCCCGGCAAGATCCGACGATTGCAACCCTAGCTGCTCCATTGCGTCTACCGCCAGCAGTGAACCCCGCCGCAAGTCATCGTTAAACTTGGCCATCACGCGCAGCCCGGTCGCCAACGCTTGGAAACTGGCACCACTCTGCCCTGCGACGTAATCCAGCCGTGACAACGACTCAACCGCAATGCCTGTGCGAATGCTAGTTTTTTGCAACTGGTCGCCAACCTGCGCGAAACGCACAACCGCCGCTGCCGCTGCTGCACCTGCGGCCGCTGCAAATACGGTTGCCTGCTTTTGCGCGGCCTGCATTGATCGCGTGTAGCTGGCACTGTTTGCCTTGAGGTTTACAACGAGGTCGCCGAGACTAGCCACTTTTCCGCGCTCCCATTGCTTGCAACATTGCCGACAATTGCCGTGCGCCTGCGTTGCGGTGTTTCGGTTTCTCTCGCCAATGCGTGAAGTGATACGGCCCGATATCGTCGCCGCGCTCGTCCGTTGCTTGCATGTATCCCGAAATCAGGCAGCCAATCATTGCCAGAATATCATGCGTGCCACGGTCGCCCAGCGGCTCCAAACTGTCGAACGCTTGCCACTCCGCAAACTGCTGCGGCGTCATCGTGTCAAGCATTCCATCAACGTCGGTTGTGTGCTCCACGTATGCAGCCAGACGCATTGCGGTCATTCGCGCCGCGTCTGTCTTTAGTTTTTTGCAAACGTCTCTGCGTCTGCGCCTGTGATCCCGATCAGCTTGAGCGCTGCGTTCACAATTCGCTCAATCATACCCGCAGGCATTTCGCCCAGCGCCGAAATATCGTCAGCAGTAAACAGCGGCTGCCCTGACTCATCACGCACGCACGCAACAACAAGTCGCTCGCGCACAAGATCCGCCAGCTTGTTCGGCTTGCCGTTGGTTTGTTGTGCCGCCTGAAATGCGGTCCACTCTTTTGCCGTCAACGGCCACACCAAGACGCTTTCACCGTCGCCAGTCTCAGGCATTGGCACCGTTACCGGCTGCGGCTTTGCCGTGCTGAAAAATTTGTCTCGATTCATTCTGCACCCTCGTTGCTTGTGTCCAACTCACCCCGCCGGAACGCTTCCCGGTCTTCTGGCTCAATGCCGCGTGCCAGCATCTCGCGCGATTCCAGCACCGCCGCGCGTTTGTCCCGCCACCCTGCGCATGCCGCTTCCGCCTCGTCGTCTGCTGGCTCCGCGTCGCCATTGCCGACAAGGATTTCGCAGGCACGTTGTGGCACGTCGATGATTGCACCGCAACGCCACCAGCGGCGGCCGTCACGGTGCACCATGTCTTCCGAATCAGCAACCCCGGCGGCTACGCCGAGGTCACTGCGAATTAGCTTGATTTGCATCAGGTCGAGTACCCAAACAGGCCATTCAGCTTGAGCGATACGCTGGCCTTCAGGCCATCGTTCATTGCGCCGGTCATGTCCCATCCAACGCCTGCGCTTGTAAATGTGCAGTTTGTCGCGCCGGTGTCAGCAAACGTGATGTCCCAGTTGCATTCAGCCGGTGTTGTGATCAGATCCGTGATTGCCTGATGTCCAGACAACGCCGGATCGTAAAACACACTGAAGCCAAACGTGCCACCTTCGCTGTAGCCGGTCGCCTCGTATTCTTTACCGGCTCCACTGGTGTCGATCGTGGTTGCGTCGAATGTTTCTGATTCCCCGCCGGATTGGTCAAATTCTGTGATTTGTGCAACGGCGGTCAGCACTGCGGAGATTTCCTGCTTGATTACCGTGCCTTTTACTTTCACTTTTGCCATTGCTGTTTAGCTCCTTGCAAGTTGCTTGGCGACTTCTTTTCCAAATTGCTTGCGGGCACGTGTTAGCGCCGCCCTGCGTGCTGCTGGATTCGCTACCCGTGCTGCACGCCTTGCCAGCCCTCGCGCCAACGCAGGCATTCGCCCCGTCGGCTTACTGGTCGTTGATTGTGTTCGTTGTTTTGTCCCGCTGATCCACCAGTGAATATTTTGCGCCCCGATACCAACACCGCCGCCCGTTGGTGGCTTGCGTGCTGCTGGCTGATTATTGCGACCTCTGCCGACGTGTACGCCGACTTTTGCCGTCACTCGTCGCGTGCCTTTGACTAGCCCGCGGATTGCGCGCCGTCCCTCCTTGACTTTTGGCGGCAAGTCTCGCCGCATCTCTTTTGCTATCTCGTTCAGTGCTGCCCGCAACGCGGCTTTGAGGATTCGCCGCCCGCCTGCGTCTGCCATCCCTTCCAGTCGGCTGCGCAGTTGTGGCAACCCTTCAATTGTTGGCTCAGTCATACCGCATCTCACTCCCGGCCAAATCAAATCCGTTTGGCTTGCTTACGTCGTAAGCGCTGCCGCCGTCTTTGCGTGTCCTGATGCGGTAGGTGGTTTTAGCCGTGTCCGACCAATCCCACGCCTGTTGCCCGTAGTCGGGAGTTTCAACGGTGTAAACGTATGTTACGCCGTCAATTCTCCGCGTGATGATGTCGCCGTTTTGCGGCTGTCCGAGGGTGTACGCGGCAACCGGAATCAACCAGTCGGCCGCGTCCACCGTGATCTCGGAATTATCCGCCAATGGCACTTTCTGAGTCTCACCCTGAATGGCCTGCGCAACCGTGATGGTGGTGCCGCCACGTGTTACCGTGACGGGCACCCCAGCGGCCTGCCGTGACATTTGCAGCCCGGCAGTTATCGCAGACTCAAACAGGCTCATCAGGTTTCCAGCGGTTCCGTGTCGATGATTGCGTCGGTTGTGATCAGCGGCACGCCAAACGAATCGGACGGGAACGGCGCGGGTGCGCCGGTCTGATTCGTTGAAGTGCGTGACTGCTGCAACTGTTTCAAGCTGCGGCGGCTGCACACCAACAGCGTTGGCCCCATGCCCGCCGGAAACTGGCTCAACAGATCCGCAATCAGATCGTCGGTCAGGCCCTTGCCAGCGTCGGCGGTCAGGTTTGCGATTCGGCCGACGCTGTACGCGCCGCCCATTTGCAGACCCAGCCAGACACTCGCGGGCGTCCAGTAGGCCGGATAAAATCCGGTGGCACCGGCAACGCGCTGGATGGTCGTCTCGCCCAGCTCAATCTGCGGCTGCGTGACCATTGCAACGTCGTCAACGCCGAGGCGAATTGCGTACAAGCTTGACGCCGTGTCGGCGGTTGTGCCGCCCGCGTCAATCACCATCGTGTCAGCCAACGCGTCAAGGTAGGTGCTGTTCATGAACCCGGAAAATCCGTTGGCGTCGCCATCGGCCCCGGTGCCGTAGATGGTTTGCTGCTCGGCCTTGAACAAGATGCCTTGCAAATGCCGTGCACCTTCGCGGGCAATTACCTGCTCCGGTGTCGATTGGCTGTCACCTTCGGCCGATGCAATGTCAACTGAAAAGCTGAAATCAGCAATTTTCAGATTGACCGTCACCACGGTGTCTTCGCTGTGATCGTTCTCGCGTCCGTCGTTTTCGGAACGGAAACCAACCGCAGGCGCACCGGTGTATTTCCGGTACTTGTGGACAGTGTTCGACCCCGACGGATTGATCCGGGGCATACGGGCAACCAGTGGAGACTGGTTGAGAACGTCGCTGGTGTTGGTTTGCTCGACGTCAAACGCGCCTGCCACCAAATCAGCGACTGTCAAATAATCGTTCGCCATTGGT